AGAGGATCAAAATTCTCCATCAAATTCAGCTTCAATGCGCTGTAAATACTCGTCAGCGGTATGCTCGACGTTGTCCCACTTGGCAGGAATAACTTCACCATAGGGATTGAACAACTCTAGGCCATACTTAATGGCCCAAGCATTTCTCCACTCCTCATCCCAGGTAAACTGTTCAAAGAGCCATTTCTGGTTCATAGCTTTGACAACCGACTTCTGATTGATACCGGTTTTCTCTAAAGATTTCTTAAAACGTTCCTCATTCTGATCAGACGCTTGTGAAAAGCAGGAGATGTCGGGGGGACGTGTGAAAATAGCGGAGGTAGGTACAGACTTACGCTCAACAGGGGGGTCAGCAACATTGCCCTTATTAATATACTCCCCTGGCATATTAACTAACCCGTAATACATACCCTTACACACGGCATACGCAAGTGAGTTGGTACCCATTGTGTCTATCAACAATCCCAAGTACTTCGACTGCCACTTGATAGCACAATACTCAGACATCTTAGCACTAACAGCAAAACGATGGTAATAATCATCTTCGTGCCTCCAAGGCATAACGCACATCTTACCACCTATATTCATATTAACGAAGCACCTCTTTAGAAAAACGGGACCTTGCTGGACAATCTCATGTCGCACCACTTTGCCCCCTTGTAATACGGGTTTGATAACAGTTAGAAAGGGGCTGAACCGGCCTTTGCGGCGGAACAGAGCTGTTTGAGATATCTTAAACAATATACCAAAGTACTCACCGCACATACGCTGAAAGGTACCCAAGGGATAATCGGGAGTTATATTGCCACATATATCATCAAAGAACTCTTCTTGAGCGCCATAACCACTATCATCACCATACTGCATCATAGCTATAACCGAAAGTTGGAAACGACGAGCGCGAGCCGGGTCAGTCTTATAAATATTGGAATATATAAGTATAAAGACACACCTAGCAACAATGGTCATATAAATGGTATCAATCCAGCTAGTAACTAAAAGACCTGAAAATATTTGGCCTATAATCATACGAAACTCATCGTTTATCCATTTAACAATCTTAACAGACATCTCGTGGGCACGTTGTAACATGAAGGCCCGGGCTATACGATAGTTCTCAGAACCGTCATCTTTCATACAAATCAAAGGCATAAGAAGGATGAGACTAATAATGGAAGCTAATGCAGACTGATCAAAGTTAATGACATCAAAAGTGAAATAGAACATGTCGTCCCGGAGGTAAGCCATCTTATTCGCTAGATACTGGGCACCGCCCTTCCGCCACTTGTGGGTAATCATACACGCATCACGCATATAAGAACCCTTCATGAACTCAGTGTACAATACCTTATCCAACAAAAGGTGTATCATACACGCAATGAATATAACTCGTGTTTTAGTGGCATCATCTCCTTCTCGGCGCTCCTCCGCCTTAACGCTAATTTTCGACACCAAGACGGGAAACCAATCAGGGTCTATAACCTTGGTAGCCACACCCTCGCGTACCTTAGTGACAATGGCATCAAGCTCCTTGCGTGCAAAACCGCACGCTTCTTTTTGTTTACAGGTGTTATCAAAGTTGACTATCAGGTCATACATGTCCACTTTATGCTTGTCTTTCTTGACAGGAAAGTAACCAGCACTCATGGTAGGATTCCAAGACTGAGAAGCTATGTTATCGGGGGTGAAATTCGGGACTCCCACCAGGGGGGGGAACTTAGACATGGTAAAGAGATAAGAAGCAGCAAAAACCTCCGGAGGAACAGAGGATTTCAACCTATAGCGCATACTTTTCTTTAAAGCATTTATAACGCCGATAGGAGTTCCTCCTGACACAAAGGCCGTTGCACACTGGCGTATGGGGGACCCCACACGCCGCATCTCACACCTGACAAAGTCACAAACAGTGTGACCCTCGCACGGCCTATAAGAACTCTTTCTCAATAAGGAAGCCATATCCTTGTCAGATAGTGACAACAGTTGAAGCTCATATTCCATACCACATGGCAAACTATCATACCCAAGGTAACTAGTCCACCAAGCGATGAAGAGACCAAAATTAGTGCCACTAACAGGCAATGACACCGTACACGGAATTATGGAGTGAAAAGGGGGACGAACATCAAGGCGAACACAGGAAGGGCTAACAACCTCTTGAAGCGCATTAAGTTGGTGCAGATCGTTTATACCGACCTTTGCGGCAACTGAGCGCTCTACTCTATCTTTACTGTATATGGAACAAATAACATCAAACACACGCTCGATGGCATTTCTTGGGGTCTCATGAGGGTGCTTATACCACCTACCGTGCATATTACTGAACCGCAACTTGTTGTCGAAGCGATTATGAACCTCAACACAATCGGTGGAAACATCATAAGTGAAGGTACACTCATTAGCAACTTTGCTATATATAGGATCATTCATTAATGCGGACATTTTATTGGCTCGTTTCTTAAGCTCTCCTGTACGGGGAATATCTAGGGTGAGTGGTTTGGGAATTGTAACCCAAGGTACTTTATGACGCTTAATGTAATGGGGCTGTGAGGGTGACCTCAAAAAATATTTATAAAATTTGACGCTAGAAATTTGGTAAACCTTGGCTATAGAAGCCCGGAGGTGAT